GTTACAAAATTCTCTGGAGATAAATCCCCTAATAATCTTACTTCAACAGCATAAGTAGTATTAGCTACTATATTACCATCAAATCCTTCTACACGTACAGATTTATTAACCTCTGCAGCGTATTCTTTCAGAATTACTTTATTAACCTTAGAGGCTTTTATAATGTCTGAAAATTCATAATTAAGTCCCTTTGAGGAACTACCTGCAGTTTTTTGGTAGACTTTAAAGTCTTCCCCAGTTGCAGGAGCACTACCATCAGCTGATAATACCTTGATTTCTTTGTCTGAAGCAGCAGAGATGAAGGTTGCTAAAGTCGTTTCAGCGGCTACAGCATTCCCTACAATAAGCTCTTCTACTTGATTAGGTCCAAATACACTCATTTTAAAAAAATTAATTTATTATTTATTATTCATTTCTTGTATTAATTTGAGCTTTTACAGGTAAACTTCCTGGTTTATAGTCTGCAAGAGCAAGCTCAACTGCTCTATCTAATATTTCTCTATGTACACTTTTATGTAATTTACAAGTTTGTTCCTGAGAAACCTCATCAATTGATAAAGTTTCACCTGGATATAAAGAAAGCAAATCTGTTAAGACTATAGGGTCTGGATATATAATATATCTAAACTTATATTGTGATAAGGTATATGGAGAAATTAATTCCACATTTTTATTATTACCAGATTGTGAGTAATAATCTAATCTCCATACTACAGTTTTATTAGGTTGTTTAAAAGGATTATCAGATTGTAAATTAAACTCATCATGAGTTTTAGGTACAACATTTAAATATTGGCTACCTAAGCATTCTACATCCTTTTGTACTTGTGCTTTCTCTTGTATAATAAGAAAAGTATTATTAGGTATTCTAAAGAATTGAGAATCACTTGATATACCGTCATTAGAACTTACTGTAATAGTACTACTATAACCTCGTATTAATTCACCTAAGTCTGCTCTTCTTTTTGAACTTTGTTCAAATCCTTTTTTATATTTATTACCATTAGGATTGAAATAATTTTTAACTATCTCTAATTGTGCCTTAGTTAAGTACACTGATTTTTCATATAAATCTAAAGGTGGTGCAGAATTTGTGGCTATACTATTATAACTAATATCAAATTCATTACTAAATTCTAATGTTGTCATTATTAATTAGCGTTATCAATTTTTGCTTCTATCAAGTCTCTTACGTCTTGATGTTTTGGATTCTCTAAGTATTTAACTGCATTAGGTAAAGTGGCTACTGAACCATTTTCACATAGCTCCAAACCATCAACAGTGCTATATTTATTACCATTACGTTTTATAACGCCTGCTGCTATTCCTTTATTTATTAATGCTTTAGTTTCAAAACTTACATCTTGTACAACAGATAAAAATTTAGATGGAGAGTTATCTACAAACTCTTCAACTTTACCTTGTATCCATTTTAAAGTAGAATTATCTGATATAGGTTTATTAGAAAGTAATTTAAATACACTTAATAGTTTATCTTTATCATCTTCCATCTTACCATATAGTTTGAAAGCTTCTTTTTTAACATCAAGTTTAGCTTTCCTTTCATCAGTTACTTCTTCTGGTCGTGTAATTGCAAATTGAAATGTTGGTTTATTTTTACGTTCACTCCAAGAATGTGCTATCTCATCTGTATATTGTTCTAATACTTTAACAGACATATATCCCATTGGAGTACTTAAATCAAATACATTACTAGCATCATCTTTTCTTAACTTAACTTTAAAAGTTTGCCAGAATTTACCATAAATAGATAAATCTAATCCAGTTTCTTCTTCTAAAGCTATTTTCTCAGCTTTTGTTAATACATTAGCTAAACCTCCGCCTCTTTGTTTACGTGGTAGTACATAGCCTTTTACAGCATTTGTTAACATACCACCTGAAATAACGTGGTTATCACCTACATTTGCAGCCATACCTCTTTTTCTAGGTAGGAACTTTACAGTTACAATTTCATTGGGTAAAGTAAATTCCTCTACTAATACCTCTTCCTTTTTAGTTTTCATATCTCCCGTTTAAATTTATTGTAAAATAATAGGGTGTTAAAGCACACCCTATTTAAAGCTTTTGTTTATAATCTTATCTCTAAGCTAATAAAGCAGGTTTAAAGGTTGCAGTTCTAGAAGAATCTTTTACCATAGCACCAGTTCCACACATTGCAGACATGATTGCTGAATCTTCCATATGTTGCATAATTCCACCTCTTCGTCCATCAAATGGATTTCTTATACCAGCTTTATATCCTCTCATCTCATCGTCACCTTTAACTTTGATTTTTTGGATATTTGGTTCTTCCATTGAACCTATATAAAGTATGTCATATCTGTAAGATTCTGCAACACCGCCATCTGGGTGTAATACTTTGTTTCTTACTTTATCATCATACATAGGGTCAACCTCTAACATTACATGAATGTTATTAGGAGCTCTCCACTCTGTGAACTGGAATCCAGCTCCATAAGCATTAGCATGAAATTTAGAACTTACTTTTTGGATAGCTGCTGTACCTGTGTTATCAAAACCAACTGATGTCCAACCAGAAGCTTCTGCAGTAACTGCTCTATGGAATTGAGCTGCTCCTCTTTCACCTGTACGTAACATAAACTTACGTTCACCCCAATCTAACTTACCTTCAGACAATTCAGAAAGAACGTCTTCTAGCATAGCTATTGCGAATAAATTATAAGTAGATGTATTACTTACTTCCATTTGTTCTCTAATACCAGAACCAGCTTTGATTTCAATATTAGAATTCCCTTTATTCAAGAATCTGCCATTCTCATCTCTGTTTGTTTTACCAAACATAAGTGTTCTAGCTTTAATACGAGAAATTGCTTTCTCAAATTGCCAATACACTTCTTGCATCCATGTTACTGATTTATGTGTTTTACCAGTATTTGGGTCTCTAGTTTCAATAGCCCCAAAATAAACAGGTTCTACTTTACAATCAATCATTGCTCCAGATACTTTATGCTCAAAACGAAGTGAAGACACTGTGTTTCTCATTAAGTAAGGAGAAGTGAATTGAATGTCAGAACCACGAGTTGATAGTTCATCTTCAACATAAGAAGATTCAATACTGAATCTAACTCCTGCCACTAAATCACTACCTGGTACTCCACCTAGAGTTTCTTGTCCACCCCAGATTTCAGCTTCATAAACATAATTTCCACCTTCTTCATAAGGCTCTTCCAGTAATCTATACTGGTAATCATCAGGCTTGTTACCTGCAATAACATGTACTTTAGAGAAATACTTTTCACCAAATACTAGTTCAAGTCTTGTACGACCAGCTCCAACATTACTGTCACCTGTCAATACTACTGCACCAGCATAGCGTGCTTCTACTAAAGGAATGTTTCTTTCTTCACTACCTACTACTTTCCATACAAAATCATCAGAGCTTTCTAGAACCTTCTCTGGAAATAACGAAAGAGTAGTATCTAGATTTTTCATCCCTGAGTTCTGTAGTAAAACAGTTGTAAGCGGTGATACCAATTGAGGCTTACTTCCAAAGATAGCTCCAATGTGGTTTTTCAACGTTAATCCTGACCAAGCTTTTCCTTTGGTCATAACAAATTTTCCTACACTCATAATTAATTAATCTATATTTATTATATTAATATTATTTTATATAACTAGTTCTGAACCAAATCCTCCATCATAACTTTCAGCGTCATCTAAATATGTAGGTGTACCACCTTGTGCTTTGAAATTGGTTTGGCGTAAAGTCTGTTCTAGTTTACTTACAGCTTTACTTTCTGATTTTCTAACTAATTTACTAAAATCAGTAAATCCATTAGTTAAGTCATATAGATAATACATTTTTATATCAAAATCTACTGGGTTCTTTCTTCTATCTTGCATTAATTGATTTTCCATTACCCCATTTGGAGCTTGACTAACAATTTTTGTAATGTTTTGATAAATCTTATCCTGTGTATTTTTATCAATTTTTATGCCCTCTATAATTTCATTAGATTGATAGATGGCACTTTTTAAGTCATTATCTATTTTTTCTTGTTCTGCAACTTGTAAAGCTGCTTCTTTTTGTCTTTGTTCTTGTAGTTCTTCTAATTGTTTAGCTTGCGCTACTTTTAAGCTTTCTAAAGATTCTTTTGCATCCTCTATAATAACATCTTCTCCCAAGTCAATTGTTTTCTTTAACAATTTATAAGCTCTCTCTTCTGAAAGCCCCTGGCTAATATAATCTTGTAAAATAACATTTTTACTTAGCTCTAAGTCTTCTGATAATACTTCTGCATCTATATTATCTAATGTTTGTACATTAGAGTTATATTGCTCATATTCAGATAATGTTACTCCTTTTTCTAATGCTTCATAACCTTTTTCACCTATTTTATTAATTAAATAGTCTTTAGTTTGGTTATTAATCTCAGATTTAAAAGCATCAACTAAAGAATCTACATCTTTAATTTCTGTTTCTTCGAGGTTTAAAGAAGGGAATAATCCCTGTTCAGAAAGAACAGTTGCAAAGGAAGAATATAAGTTGGGAGAATCATCTTGTTGATTATCTCCTTCTTCTTCACCTCCCTCAACTACTCCCTCTGGACTGCCTTCGCTGCCCTCATTGAGATTTTCACCACCATCTTGTGGCGTTATGTTGTCTGGATTAGGTGTACCAGGTTCTGTACCTTCTTCACCTTCATCACTTAATAATGCTTTAATTTCTTCTGGTGCATCATCCAGATTTAATTCTACAGAATCGTCTAAATTTTGAAATAGACCCATTCCTAATTCTTCATTACTTTCCATAAGTTCTCCCGTTAATTTTACAAATATACTATTTTAAAGTATAAAAGTCAACTAAATAACCAATTATATTTAGTTGGCTCTTATTTATCCATAGCTATTTTTGAATCGTTTTATTTTGATTTTGTTTAGCTATTTGCTTTTCTTTTAATTTTAAATCATCTTTATGCATTTTCATTGTGTCATCAAGTTGTCTAATATCTTTTAATTTTTGATGTTTTAATTTTTCTCTATCTATATCCAATTTTTCTTGGGCTACAGGGTCAATTATACCATCAGAATTTTCAACATCTTGATTAGCTAAATCCATTTGCTTTATTAGTAGTTTAGTTTCATTATCTCTAATGTTACGAGTATCTTCTCCTTGTAATTTAGCTAATTCTAATTCTTTAGCATCTTGTTGTGCTTGCTGTGCTAATTTATTAGCATCTTCTTGTGCTTTTGAATTACGTTCATTTATTTTATTTTCAGCCATTTCAATTTTACGTCTCATATCGCTTAAAGAAGGGCTAAAATAAATATCCATAATAGTACTTAAACCTCCACCACTTTGCATAAACTGTTGTGCACTAGATTTA